GTAAAAAAGACAATGATGAGGCTCAAATTGATCTTGCAAGAGCGAGATTGATGCAACAGGGCGAGATCGCAGAAGATAAGATGGAACAAAACGAGGATTTAGCTAAATTAAGAGCTGGAGTTAGCCTTGCGAAGGCCGGAGCACAGCAAGCAACCATAATTACGGATGATAATTAATGCCATTAAACAAAAAAGGTAAAAAAATAATGAAATCTATGAAGAAACAGTATGGTGAAAAGAAGGGTGAAAAGATATTCTATGCATCTAAGAATAAAGGTGTTATAAAAGGAGTAAAAAAAGGTAAATAACTATGATAAACTATAAAAAACAAAAAATAGTTGATGTTCCTGAGCAAAGTGTAGAGGTAGATCCTAGATCTAAGACTACTGCGGATGGAGCTTTTAACTACATTGGCACAGGAAAACCTGAGCTGCCAGTTGGTGGTCAGAAAAGAATGTTGCCGGAAAAAAGAAGAAACTCTAAGGCATACTAATCATGTGGTTATCGGCGATAAAATTAGCCGTCTCTGCTGGTAGTAAGATTTATGCTAACAAACAGAAGACGAAAATGGCAATGTCAGAGGCACAACTCTTACACGCTGATCGTATGGCCCGTGGTGAGGAACAATACCAGGGTAAATTGCTAGAGGCCCGACAGTCAGACTGGAAGGACGAGGCTGTTCTCATAATTCTCAGTTTGCCCGTGGCTATTTTGGCCTGGGCGGTCGTGTCGGATGACCCGACAGCGATGGACAAGG